GGCTTCCAGCAATAAGGAAGAACGTGACGGGCGCTGTCACATCAGGTAATAAATACTTGACTTGCCCCTCAGATTGGTTGGCTACTTTTTCACTGGCGGCTGTTAGTGCGGGTAATGAATATACGTATTTATTGGATAAGGATGTTAATTTTATACGTGAGTCTTTTCCAGATACAGATGCTGCATTTTATGGAGTACCGCAATACTATGCGCAATTTGACCAAGACACGTTTATTCTGGGGCCTACTCCAGACGCTGCGTACAGCATGGAACTACATTATTACTATTATCCAGAGAGCATTGTTACTGCTGGTACTACATGGTTGGGGGATCGTTTTGACTCTGTCCTACTATATGGCTCGTTGTTGGAAGCGTATACTTACATGAAGGGTGAGGCAGATGTAATTGCTGGGTATCAGAAACGGTACGATGAAGCACTTGCATTATTGAAGACGTTGGGCGATGGTAAGAATAGGCGCGATGCATACCGCAGCGGGCAAGCAAGGGTTCCAGTTAATTAATTATAGGAGTACAGCATGGCAATAACACAGGCAATGGCAACAAGTTTTAAGGTCGAGATGCTCGATGGGTTTCATAATTTTGGCGTTGGCGTTATACGGGCGAGCACAGCAGCGGATGTTTTTAAGATCGCCTTGTACACTTCTTCCGCCACATTAAGCGCAACCACAACGGCGTACACCACTTCAAATGAAGTTGCTACTGCGGGTGGATACACAGCGGGGGGTAATACACTAGCTATCTCCCAGGTTCCGACATCAACTACCACCACAGCATGGCTAGATTTTACAGACTCTACTTGGACTGCGGCTACTATTACCGCTAATGGCGCTATGATTTATAACAGCACACAAGGTAATAAATGTGTTGCGATCCTTGCTTTTGGTGGAGATAAAACATCTACCGCAGGTGACTTCACAATTATATTCCCAACAGCAGATTCTACAAGTGCGATTATTAGGATTGCTTAATGGCCCTCGTCTTACAAGATCGGGTAAAAGAAACAAGTACAACATCTAGCACAGGGACTTTCACACTAGCTGGGGCTTCTACTGGGTTTCAATCTTTCGCTGCCGTCGGCAACGGGAACACTACCTATTACGCTATAGTAGCCCAAACAATCACTGAATGGGAAGTCGGCATAGGTACATACACCCTGTCCGGCACTACACTATCACGCGACACAGTCTTGTCCTCCAGCAACGCTAATGCGTTGGTTAACTTCTCCGCTGGCACTAAAGACGTATTCGTTACTTACCCTTCCGAGAAGGGTGTATGGCTTGATGCTGCTGGTAATGCCACAGCATTGGGTACTCCTGCTTCTTTCGTAGGTACTAATATAACAGGTACTGCTGCTGGTCTTACAGCTGGTGCTGTAACTGATGGTGTATACACAACTGGTTCATATTCAAACCCAGCATGGATAACAGCACTAGCAAATTCCAAGATAACTGGACTAGGTTCTGCTGCGTTGTTAACTGCTGGTGCTGCTCTTGGTGTAGCTACTTTAGATGGTGGTGGAACAGTACCGACAGCTCAATTACCTGCTGCTGTACTAGGCGCATTAAAGTATCAAGGAACATGGAACGCTACCACTAACGTACCGACACTTACTTCTAGCGTTGGAACACAAGGATATTATTATGTAGTCGCAACCGCAGGAACTACTAATCTTGACGGTATAGCATCTTGGGCAATAGGTGACTGGGCTATATTTGGTACTGCTACATGGCAGAAGATTGATAACACAGATGCAGTAACTAGCGTTAATGGGTACACAGGAACAGTAAGTCTGGCATACGCTGATATAGCTGGTGCAATTCCTACTTGGAATCAAAATACAACTGGTAATGCTGCAACAGTAACAACTAACGCCAACCTAACAGGTGGAGTAACAAGTGTTGGTAATGCTGCAACGGTTATAACCAATGCTAACTTAACAGGTGAAGCAACCTCTACAGGTAACGCAGTTACTCTAACCAATTCAGCTGTAATAGGCAAGGTAATTACTGGTTATGTTTCAGGCGCGGGAACGGTAGCAGCTACAGATACGCTTTTACAAGCCATTCAGAAACTTAACGGTAATACCGCAGGTATAGTCAGCGAACCTGCATATTTCTTAGCAACAATGATGGGATAAACCATGACAACCTATACAAATACCTCTTATGTAGCAAAGAATGTGGGGACAAGCGCATCCACCCTTGTAACAGTAGCAGGAGCTACAACAGCAGCCATAACTAGCTTAGTGGTAGCAAATACTACGACTTCCCCTATAACAACAGATGTGTACTTCACTCGGTCAGCGGTTGATTATTATTTAGTAAAGACCGCGACTGTACCAGTAGGAGGGTCGCTAGAAGTCATGCAAGGCAATAGGGTGGTGCTTATAGCATCAGATGCGTTGAAGGTGTTGAGTAGCGCGGCTACCTCGGCAGACGTGGTCGTTTCAGTCTTGAACGCGGTGTAACATGGCTTTCCTAGGTAATACACCATCACAACAAGCCTTTACCCCAGCCGTTGATTATTTCAATGGCACTGGCTCTGCGACTGCATTTACATTATCAAGACCAGTAGCTTCTGTAGCACAGGTTCAGGTAACTATTGAGAACGTACCACAGAACCCATCAAGTGCCTTCACAGTAAGCGGTAGCACCATAACATTCACAAGCGCACCGCCAAGTGGGACTAGTAACGTATATGTTACTTACACAAGCCCTATAACACAGGTAATAGCTCCGGGTCAGGGTACAGTTAATACAACGCAGTTAGGTTCAATAACAACTATACCAAATGGGTCAGCAACATTAACGCTACCAACCACTACCGACACATTAGTCGGGAAGGCTACGACTGATACGCTGACGAATAAGACTTTGACAGGCGCAGTATTTACAGCTATGCCAGCGACAACTACTGCACAGAGTATGGTTAGACTGAACACAGCTAATGGTTATGGAAGTACAAACACCAAGATTGCGAGATTTACTACTGTTACATCAACTCAGGGAAGCGATATTACTTACGCTGACTCGGCAACACTTGGCGCATCATTGACAATCAACACAAATGGTGTTTATGCAATGTCCTACACATCTTCATTCACCTCGGCAGCATCTATGGGGATTTCATTAAATACAACCGTACCAACAACAGGAATTGAATCAATCCCTGTGGCAGAATTACTAACATACATGACCAGTTCAGTAGCAAATTATGGAGGATGCGCTTCAGTAGTGGCATATCTTGCATCAGGGTCAATAATTCGCCCTCAGACAGATGGTGCTTCAAATGCAGGAACAAGGGTTGCCGTATTCACAATTACAAGGGTAGCATAACATGGCAAGCACGATAGCAGCATCATCTGGCTCAATTACAATCTAAGGTAAACAATGGCAATCTCTAAGATAGTAACAAACAGCGTTGATTCGGGAGTGACATTAACTTCGCCTGTATTGGTGACTCCAGCATTGGGTACACCTGCATCTGGGGTATTAACTAACTGTACTGGGGTAGCTAAAGCAGCATTACCAGCAGGGTGTGTGTTGCAGGTGGTTCAAGCTACTACAACAACTTTAACCGCCACAACTAGCGCAACTTATGCTGATGCAACAGGTTTTACTGCAACTATTACACCAATAAGCGCATCAAATAAAATTTTAGTACTGTGTGACATATCGTATTATATACAAGCAGACAATGCAACCGTAGGTGGGGTACAGATTGTTCGGGGCGCGACTGCTATATATACAGATAATAGATATTCGGTAGACAGCGTAAATGCAAATATTGGAATAGGGGCGCATGGCGCATTTAACTATTTAGACTCTCCCGCAACAACATCTGCGACAACTTATAAAATACAAATTAAGCGTACATCGACTGCTGGAACAAGTTATGCTTTTAGAATAAATGATTCATCAAATATTTCTAGTATTACTTTAATTGAGGTAGCAGGATGATAGACTATACCGCAATACTTTTACTTAATTATCCCGACACTGAATGGACATTTAGCGGTGATTCTTATGAAGGTTTAAACTGGCTCGACTCCACTCCAAAACCAACCCAAGAAGAGCTAGATGCTTTATGGGTTTCTACACAAGAAGTAATTGCAGCTAAAGCACAAGATGCTATTAAACTTAAAGATTCAGCAGTGGCTAAACTAACTGCGCTTGGACTAACTATGAGTGAAATAACAGCACTAGGAATTAAATAATGGCTCTAATAGGAAATCCTTTAAACTCAGTAGCCTTCTTAACAGATAGCTTTAATGGTAATGGCTCAACTACAGCATTTACTATGT